AATCCACCGCCAGTAACAACTACTCTTGGGTCAAACAAATAATTAGAACCAACATCAGTTAATTCTACATCAGTTACTGTAAAATTGTTTCTAACTTGAAGAATTTTTGGAAACTCAATTACTGGTTTTTGTCTAAAGTCTGAACTGAATCCATATCCTGAGAATTTCTTTTCAACGTTTAAAATCAAACCAATACTCTTAGTTATTGGTTCAATAAGTCCACCAACACCTTCATCTGATTGGATTGTTTTAATTGCAGGAGATTGTATGTAAGAAAATCCACCAGAAGTTAAAGTAGCAAAATTTATTGGTCCTTTTGTAGTTAATGATGTTGTAGTATATGAAATTGTATCTTGTGTATATTCTGTTATAAACACATCCTCATTTTCAGGATCAATTTTATTGATAACTGTAAAATTATTTGAATTTGAAGTTAAAATTTTATAATTATCGTTAATAGGTTCTTGTAAAGTTTTTACCAAGATTGTCTTAGATACCAATGAATTATTAGCATCAGTAATAATCATAATATATGAAGTTAAGTCTGAGTTATCTGGAAAAATTTTAAACTCAGTTAAGACATTATTATTGTTAAATGTATTATCAACAGAAACATCAAAATATTTTTTACCTGGAACTAATTCTCCATTTGCATTAGTTGAAGGACCAAAAAATTCAATATCAAAATTACTTCCTTGGAAATCTCCAAAGACATACTCATATCCTTCATAGAAAGATAGTTGATCATTAATCCCAGGAATATTATTGATGCTCTCAATATCAGATACAACTATAACACCAGATTGAACTTGTATACTTCTTTGTTCACTTTTATTTAAAGATGCAGTTACTGAAATTTCATCTCCTGCAACTAAGTCTGAATTATCTACTACAAAAGAAGATAAAATGATGTCTTCTTCATAAGAAGTTACTTCAGCATTAATAAACTTTTGAATAGAAGCACTATCATACTTTGAGTGACTTGACAAAGTACTATCAAATAAACCTCTTTCAAGACTTAGTGTGTTTATTGCTGTAGTTGCGGTAATTTCAATATTAAAGAATGTCTGAGATGGATCATCATAAGTAATGTTTGATCCAACTTCAACAAAAACTGTTCGGGGGAATTTTGTTGCCGTAGGAGTAAATACAATATCCTCAATTATAGATCCATTAAGTTGTAATACTGTAGTAGGATCTCCAGCATTATTCTGCAATTCACCATTAAAAAATACATAATATGGTCCCACTGCACCATCAAGATTGTTATCAATAAAATTAAATGACTGGACTTGCTCCCCAATCTCTACACCAATAGCAACAACTTTAAAGAATTCATCATTAATTTTTATAATATCATTAATTAAATATAAATTACTATCAAATACCTTAACTTTAGCAATAAGAGTTAAATCAATAGGAACAAAAGGAGTGTCTCCATGAGGTTTTGCTATTGTATTATTGACACCTCTAATTACAACTAATCTTAAATTTACACTATCAATAGAAATTACTTTAATTAACTCATTTTCAATTATAAAATAATCACCAATTTGATAACCTGCAACACTATCAACTTCAAATATAGATTCTTGATTATCAACTGCTGCAGTTAAATTTATAGTGGTTTGAGCGGGAGTTATTACCTCATCAATTCTACTTCCAGTAAAAGTACTTAAAATATTAACGTCATCAAAAATTAATTCTCCTACTTCTATAGGATCGCTTGAAGTTTCAATATATACTTCCTTCTTTTGAGAATCAACAGAAAATACTGTTCCCACAAAACCAGAGTTAGTTTTTAAAATTTCACCTATTTGGAATTGTGCTGTATCTTCTTTGTAAGTAAAACGGTCATATAAATTTTTGGTAACTGAATTAATAGGTTTACCTTTAATAGAACTTATAAATCCACTGGCACCAAAACCTTCGGTATTTGTATTGTCAAATTCAAGAATATCTCCAACTTTATACAAATCTCCTGGAGATACAACCTCTAATGCAAATAGGGTAGAATCGGTTGACTCTGGAATTGACTCCACAATAAAGTTTCCAGGATCTTCTGGAATGATATAACTATCTCCAAAACTTTTTACAAATCTACTTAATGAATCAGTTACAGAATTTAAATTTTTATTTTCCCTAATATTGAAAGAATCGTTGTATGTTGTTCCCCTATACTTTGGTCCAATAAAATATGGAAATCCATCCTTATTTTTGTTAGTACCTGTAGAGTGCGTCATAAAATACGCATAAACACCGTTTGGAAACTCTGGTGTTACACAATATCTTCCATTATTTTCATCTAAGTTAAATGCATTTGGAACCCAAACCCAATCCTCAGCAAAATAACCAATTTCTAAATTGCCAAGTCCAAGTTCACTTTCTTCATTTCTTATTTGATCATTTGCTGCATTAATTTCAGAAGTAGATTTTTTTCTATATCCACTAACCATTCTTGAAACTTCACCTGCAAATTGTGGATCTGAAAAACCAAAAGGACCATAAATTGGAGCACCATCAAATGCCCATCCTATGATTGGAGAGTGTGCATTTGCTGCAATATTCCACTCACCATCAGTATATGGAATATTCCTATAGGAATTGGTCAAAGAATCATAATACTTTAAATTTTCAGGTATGCCAAGATAATTATACAGAATTTCTGATGAATTATTAGATATATTTTCATGATATGATCCGTCAGACCTAATAGATCTGCTGTAATTGTTTACTGGAGTCCAAATCTGTGTTCTAATATTTAATATCTGTCCTGTTCCAGATTCTCGTATACTTGCAGATGTTGTATTCTCTCCATAATTAATTCCTGGATTTAATATTACAAAAGATGCGACTTCATCCTCAACAGTAGAAGTTCCATCACCAAGTTTAGCAATAATTTCAGCACCAATGCCTTTTCCAGAACTATCAACAATATCAACCCTTGGTGGAGAATTATAACCAGTACCGCTATTAATTACAGTAACTGAAGTAATTTTTCCATTACTCACAGTAACACTTGCAGTAGCACCAATACCTGTTTCAAGGTTGTATTGTGGATCCTCAGTATAAAGTTTTCCAAAATTTGTGATATCTACATTGTAAATAAAACCTTCAACTAAAGCACTTAATACTGCTGGATTAGTAACTTCTGGTGTTATAGTAATCTCAGGAGATGTAGTGTATCCAGTTCCAGTATCAAGAATTCTAATTTTAGTGATTTGACCAGAAACTACAACTGCTTGTACAACTGCTGGGCGGAATGCAATATTAGGATCATTTCCAGCTCCTTTATTTACAGCAATTGAAACAATATCAGGATATTCAGAACCACCAGATTCAATATTAATTTTAGATAAATGACCGTTGATATTTAATTCAGCAGTTGCATTTACAGCACCTGGTTCAGATGTTGTGGGAGGATCAATTACAATTCTTGGTGGATTACTTACATTAAAATTAGATCCAGCATCTTGTATATTGATAGAAGATATCTTACCAAGAGTAATAAATTCATTACTCTTCCAATTTATAATAGGTACACCGTCAATCGCAAGACCTACAGGAAATTGAGGGATAGTATTTTCTCTATTACTTAAAGATCTTTGCGTAAAAGATCTTGGAATTTTTACAAAGTTATCAGTACTTAAGAAACTTTTTCCAGAATCTAAATCAACTAAATTTGTATCTTCTATTGATTGTCCAGGATACAATTCAAAAGGTGCTTTTGATCTACTAACATATAAATCGGTATCAGAATAATATAAATTTGTTACTGATGATAAAACACTTTTAGTCTTACGTAAAGGCATAATATCATTATACAACCACGTAGTTAAAACAGGATCATCTAGCAAAGTAATTAACGAAACAAATCCTATGTCATTGGGAGCATATCCTACTTTATCCGTATTTGTAATGTCAGTAACACCTGCATATACAGAAAAATAATATTCAGGATCATCTTTAACTACACATAAAGTAGATAAATCAAATACATTATTACCTACTATGTCAATATTTTGCAATTTAGCAATACTTTCATCACATAAAAAATAATTTTCTTGTTTTTGGATATATGGTATGAATAAATTACCATAACGCAGAGTTCCTGAATTTGGAAATCCATCAGTACTATCTACAAAAAGTCTTCTTTTGCCAAAATCCGGTTCTGTAGTAATTTTGGTAAAATTTGTAGTAACTATATTTTCAAAGTTTGAAATTTCATACTCTACTGCCAAAGAAGTAAAAGTATAAACACTTTCATAAGAAATGACTGTAAATTCTTGATCTCCTTGTACAAGTTGTCTAAGACTTAATTTTTCAATGTCGTAATTATCAAGATTTCTCAATCTTACAATTTTTTTCCCTTCAAAAATTGAATTAGAAGGAGTTACTAATGAATCTCTGTAATTCCTAAGTTCTGGAGTTTTTTGGAAAAGAAATTTAAAATAGAAATCAATACCTTGTGGTGTTCCTTTTGTAGTATAAAAGTCTCTTACCCTTTTCAGGATATTGTCAACGTTTAATCCTTTATTTAAATTATCTTCTAAAATATTTTTAGGAAAATCTGGCAAATATTGCTCTCTAATCTTTTCCAAAAAGTAGAGAAGATAAGTATAAGACTGATTATACACAAGTTCCCCTTGTGTATGTGAAGATGCTACAGTCTTAATGTTTGGAGTAAATCCAGTTTCAATGTCTAAAGTATTATAAGTGTATCCTCTTGCAATAACAGTTAATTTTGTAACTTTATTACCATCTACAATATCTGGAGTTAATCCATCATAAAGTATTACCTCATCACCAATCTTAATTAAACCATTTTGAGCAAAATTTACATATCTAGTAAGAATAATTTCTTTAGAATCTAATTCAATATCAGAATATAACGTTGTTGATAAATCAATCCCAGTATACGTCTCTATATTGATTAAATTATCAATATTATTCAATATATCAAGCGAATTACTATTAGTTTCTAAAAACGCATAGTAATCTTTTAAAAAATTTACAAAATTGGGATATTCAGACGCAATATACTGAGGTACTTGCGAAGAAATTGAATTAGATACTCTTAAATCGTTAAACATCTTTTAACTTGATACTGGAATTTGTCCGACGCCGGAAGATCTTGAAGATGAAGTTAATTCATCTAGAATTATGTTCACATTAACACCAGATGGATCAATAGTTAAATATAAATCACGTAATGCAACAATATCATTAGAAGCAGGAACAACTGATAAATTGATTGCTTTAGAGTCTCCTAATATACTATTGATGTTGATGTTATTAATATTTATTTCACCTTTATCATAGTCAATTGATCCTATATTAGTACTCAAATATTTCTTGCCGCCATCAAAATTTCTATAGAGAGCAATAGTTCCACTATCGTCAAATTTTTCGAAGAAGAATGTAAATTCTTGAGGTTGACCTGTTATTTTAAATCCATTTGAAATTAAATCACTATTAGGATCAATTCTATTACCATAACAAATCTCATAAGATGCAAATATATTTGGAAATACCTTTAAATTCTTTCTCATTCTAACTCTGGTGATATTAGAGGTAATTCCAATGTCTGCATCATCAATAGTTGAAACTAAATTACTATACTTAAATTTGCTATTAAATTTATTTAAATCAAACCCAGTAGTAAAATTTAGAATAGTATTTCTAACAGCATTTGCTAATTGTTCAGAATTTCTCTTTGATGTCTTTGAATTATAATACACATAAGAATCAATATCAACATATAAGAATGAAGGATCTAAAATTTCAGGAACAACTGTTAAAATAGTATATTGTCTGAGTTTTCGTATTAAATCTAATTTTGCAGTAGTAGTTAATGCTTCTGCACCAACAGGTTTTGCAGCAACAAACACTTTGCCATATTCTGGAGGACTTGCTTCCTCTCCACCATATACGGTCAAAGATTCAAGACTAGGACTAAGTTGTTTAATTAATACTTCATAATCAGATACCGTAACTGCTCTATTCTGTGCCGCATACGTCTTAGGAGCAAGGAATTTGATTGAAGAGATACTCTCAGGGTCAGAACCATTAATAGAAGGACTGATGACGCTTACAGAAGGTGCTGATGACGTATAATTCTGATTAGACTGGTCTGTAAGTCTTCCAATAAAAGTAAATTGATTACAATCGTTACCTTCTGCTTTATCTGTTGAAATATAAGATATTGTAATCTGATCTGTATTCAATAATTTTCTACCAAAAATTCCATCACCGAAAATAAGTTCAAATTGTTCATTTTTATTCTCTTGAATAAAGTAAATTTTATCTTTAGAATTAATTTGAGTGATATCTTCTACAGTTTTATACGTTTGAGGAACTTGGAAGTCAGATTCATTAACTACAACTTGAATTAATGACAAATCTGCGTTAGCATCTGGTACAATATATCTTTGTTTGGTTGAAGTATCAACAGTGTAGTTAAAATTAAGTAAATTACCTTGATATATTTCAAGATTTTCAAATAATACTCTTGATCTTCCGTTTGAGTTTAAAGATACTTGTTTTGTGATAGGTGTAGGGATAGAAAACACAAAATCTCCATTATCCCCAGCACCAATAAATGTACTTCCAGAATTTAATACTAACTGGGTAACTGTCGAGTTCACTGGAAGCAAAATATCAAGATTTACTACTGCTTTTGCTGCTGTAGCAGATCTTGGAGTATATCCGATTGTTTTTGCTAATGAAACTACATTTTCACGAATAGATGCAGAGTCAAGAAACACTTCATTTGCAACAAGATTAGCATTTAATGCACTATAATACGTATTATATGCTAAAATGTCAATTAATTGCGATAATACAGAACCCTCAAGATTGTAATCAGTAAAATTTGGAGAAGCACGTAAATACTCTCTCAAACTTTGCTTGACATCTTCAAAATCTAAATTAGTAACTTGATTAAATGCCATTATACTTTTTCTAATATAAGATTAAGGGACTGCTGATTTATTGGAATACCAATAATAGTATATTTTATATTTAATTCAATGCTATTTGTAAATTCATCGTAAATTCCTTCAACTTCATCAAACTGAATACGAGGTTCATACCTGGTTAACAGTTCTGATATTTGTGATGACAGTTGATCTAAAGAAATTGAGTCAAAATTTTCAAATAATGCATTACCAATAGTGCTACCAAAAAAAGGTTGGAAAGGTTTTTCTCCCAATTCAGTCAAAACTAATGTTTTTACTGATTGTCTTATAGCATCTTCATTTTTTAAAACGCCAATATCCCCAGTAATAGGGTTTGCCCTAAAACTGGGGTTTAAATCGATAAATTTTTTCGATACTCTTGGCATTTTACTACCTATTATACTTTATATATCTACTTTTTTTTATCCTTTCTTTGCTCTTCTGCTTTTTTTAAGTAATAATCAGATCTTGGGTCGGTAATAAGAACCATCCCAGACCTACGAAAGTGCTTACTTTGATCAGGAATTGGATTATTTGCCATAAGGTTGAATAGTTCTCCGATTTATTTATTGCCAATGATTGTTGGGTTGTTCCCACCAAAAGTGTAGGTCTTCTTTATCGTCATCATAATATAAAGATACCATGTCACTTTTAAATTTACTACCAACATTCTCACAAAGTGATAATGTGTAATA